AATTCAAACTTGATTGTCTTAAACCCACTTGTCAATTCAAGGTCAGCCTTTGCTGAGTCAGCACCCGCAGGGTCAGACACAGTGAATCCTGCGTTTCTTAGAGCGAGTATTACATCTCTCTCATATATGAAACCCGCATTTCCTGTGCCAATAGATGCAGCACTTATACCTTCACCATCGGTGAGAGGCTCGGTATCTGTTTTCCTCACCAGTTTTCGTTAAGTCTTCCTAAGTTATTTATCACTTGCTCTAAAATAAACCTTGGGTCTTCTTGTGACTCTTCTATTGTATCAAATGTTTTAGCAGGACCTAAGATTCTACATGCCTTGACAACATCACTATGAATTTGTCTTAGTCTCTTATCATTATACTGTGACTCTGTCCAAAAGACTGCTACATTTCTCTCACCACTTGTCACAGTAGATACTTGATGTGGTATACCACAGTCATATGTTATCATCATTCCTGCTTCTAACTTTATCTTCTCAACTCTCTGGTCTACAAATAAACATAACTCTCCACCCTCATACTCTGATGGGTCAGAGAGAAACAATGTATTACTATAGTGACCATGTGTATAGTGGTCATGATGTGGTTTATAATATCCACCTGTAGTAGTCTTAGAAAATATTATAGGACCTGAGTTAGTTGGCACACAAAAGTCAGCATACTCTACAGAGTATTCTAGATTACGAAATATTGTGGAGCATGCATCTTTATATCCACCACCGATTTGCTCAGATGCTTCTTTGTTTTTCTTAATTGTATGACTGCCACCACCATCTACAGTATCGAGACCATCATCCCATTGACATTTGTCAAGGTATCTCTTTACATCTTCTACTTGTTTCTTATTTAATATCTTTTGTATTAAGTAACTCAAATGTCCCCAGGCTGACGATTCTCCGAGTAGTTTGTCTCAAACATTTGATTAGGATAACGTGCTGCCAACTTAAGAGTATTGGTATAGATGACCTCATCAAATCTTACACCTAATGCTAGACATGCTTGTGCAACATACCACATGATATCACCCAACTCTTTAGTTAGATGCTCTTTATTTTTAGCATCATAAGGTTTACCTTGAAACTTTAGTTTCTTTACAATCTCCATAAACTCTCCTGCCTCAGCAGACATACCTGACGCAGCAGTATCAAGACGTTGAATGTTACATCCTTGTTTCTTCAACTCAGCATATCTCTCCATCAATACTTGAAAGTCTTTACTTGGGTTTGATGTAACTCTGTCTACAAACTCAGTATACTTATCTAAGTCAACCTCAAACTTCTTAGGACCTTCTGCTTTTGCTTTCTCTCTTTCCTCTAGTTTCTTATCTAGTTTCTTCTTAGACTGGGGTGCACTACCCATCTTCTTACCCATTTCTTCGGGTGACTTAGCAGTGTCTTTCTCAGTTGCTTTTACTTTTTCTTGTGCTTCATCTACTTTATCTCTAGCAGCACTATTGATACGCTCTGCAGCAGCATCTTGGTCACCCTTCTTAGGGTCAAATTGGTTAGTAAAGTCAGCCATTAAATTTTAAAATCGTCAAATTGTTTTGCAGGATTTGATTTAGGTGGGTTGAATTGATTAGGCTCAATTCCAGAATCAATGATGTCCTGTTGTGCATTCTGGTCACAATCATACAACCTCATCTTCTGTCTGTCAATACCTAATACAAATCTCTTGTATACAGTAGGGTCATTATATCTATTCTTCAACTGCTTGACCATAATTTGATTCAACTCTTCCATATCTTCTGTGGATATGAGAGCAAACATTAAGTCAGCAGTTGCAGGAAGACCAAATGATTCACTGGTGTCAGTAATCTCTACATTAGAGTTACCATAACCAGACCTAGTAGTTTGTGTAGCAGATAGGATAGGCACGTTATACTCCCCTGCTAGTCCACGTAACTCTTCTGCTATTGCTTTCACATATGTGTATGAGTTTACAATCGTGCCTTTGTATCTACTACTAGCACATATGTTTAGATAGTCTACAAATATAATCTCAGGATGAAATCCTTTCTTCAATGACAACTCATTCAAGAGTGCTTTGAAGTGACCTACATGTGCAGATGCTGTAGGGTATTCTTTAATAACAAGTTTACCCTGTGTCTTTTTCTTCAACACATCCATCTTAGCACGATACTTTTGTTTTGTCAGTAAGGGGTCTTGGAGTGCTTGGATTGGGATATCGAGGAGGTTGGCATCAATTCGCTCTGCAATCTTCTCCTCTGCCATTTCACATGTAATGTAGAGAACGTTGCGCCCCTGTAAGAGACAGGAACTAGCGACATGGCACATGAATAAAGACTTCCCGACACCCGTACCAGCAAGAGCGATGTTGAGAGTCTTATTAGGGAGACCACCTTTGGTAATTTTGTTAAGGTAGTCCAAATCAAATGGGACTTTTTCTTCTTTTCTATGGTAGAAATCGTATCTGTCATCAGAGTCTGAAATATAATCATGTCCAACGGATTCATCAAAGCACACACCTAGTGCGTCAGACATGATGCTAGGTATAGCATCCTTTGTACGTGTTTTATCTTGTCCGTCAGCAATCTTAACGGACTCCATCAGTGCTAAGTATATAGCACGCTCCTTACACCATTTCTCAGTAGTGTCAACTAACCATTCATCATTGTAATGGTCTCTATCAAGGTTATCTAAGAAACTTTCAATGTCTCTATAGATGTCATCAGTAATATCTTTTCTCTTTTCTATCTCAATCTTTAGAGCGTTAGGCTCAGGTGTAGTATCAAACTTATTAATGTATTCACTAAGCGTCTCGAAGAGGACACGATTGGTAAATGCATCAAAGTATTCTGGCTTTACAAATGGTAAAACCTTTCTTGCATAATCTTCTTTTAGAATAAGTTTACTTAGTGCTACTTCTTCTATCTTAAGGCTCATCTGTAAAAAATAAAACTTGGTTGAAACGTTTGACTGGGGAGTAGTAAATATCTGCTCCGTGATAAAATTTCTTTCCGTTGAATAATACGAGTCTATTGTACTTGCCCTCGAATGTCAACAGCAATTCATAATCTTCTTTAGACCGCCATGGTCTAACATGCTCTGGTATTGACCTTATGTCTTCAACTTCAAAAGGATTAGGTGTGGCATATAAGTTAGTGCCTGTCCCTTCAAAATATATCAGTGCTGTATACCCTGCATCTAGATGTGGATACCAGTAGTTATCTACATGGTCTGTGCCTTCATATTCAAAGACATTGCTAAGACAATCAGGACCTGACCCATGATATTTTGCACCACATATACCAAGTAAATAATCTCCAACTTCCCAGAGGTCTTCATCAGGAAAGTGATGTCTCATGTCATGGAATAACTTACCATTGTAACCTGGGTCGTCTTCCTTATGATATCTTAATTCATTACTCCAAAATAAATCCTCAACCTCCTCAGGATACTTGTAGAAATCATCAATGATATACACTGGTGACCCCTGCACATGTGAGACCATTGGTGGGTGAGTATTAAATTCAAACATAGTGTAAGTATGTCGTTATCATATACTTATCATCGGTTGAAGGTGGTAAATCTGAGTATGGATATTGCCATGATGATGGAAACATCATTATCCTACCAGTCCTTGCAGTTACTTTATAATCTAGAGTGTCAAAGTATACTCCATCCTCAGTATCATTTAAGAAGATAACAAAGGTAGCAAATCTACGAGCAGAATCATAGTTACCCACGTCAATATGTGTAGGGAAACTATCTCCATCCTCTGCAGAGAATTTGTGCATCTTGATTTGCTCTAGACTATTCTCTGTTGGCCACAGTTTATCTACCTTGACTTCCATAGCATACTGCTGTGCACATGCTCTGATTGCCCTGATAGTTTCAGATTGCACAACACTCCAGTCATGGTCTTTATCTTTTTCAGACCTGATGGTCATGTTGAGTGATGACATCTGTGGTTTTTCTAGACGCACAACGGAGTTGTCTTTGTTAAACAACTCTATAGCATTCCTACACACGTTAGGGTCTACTATATCATCGTAAACTTTTATAAATTCTCTAAGTTCCATAAGTAAACTCTTTCTTTGCAGCATCATCCAGTTGCTGCATTACTTCTTCGGTGAAGTAAGTCTCTGGATTCTTAAGTATTGCAGAAGGATATACACTACTATCACCAGTAACGATCCTATTTCCTTTACGCTCAAAGACTCCATATTTCTCACCCAACTCCAATAATCCGTAGTACTTGTCAAGTCCACGCTCATCGTAGAAGAGTCTAGTAGTAATAAGTGCATTTTCTTTTGTTAACCTCGACTTAGCTGTTTTACATTTTATTAAATTACCAATCACTTCTTTTCCATCTTTCTCTTTTGACTTGGAAAGATAGATGATTGTGCTTGCAGCGTATTTAAGACCACTGCCTCCACCCATTTCTTTTGTAGGTATATAAGCACCCACTACATCATATGTATGGTTTGTGACAAGTAGAGGGACATTCGCTTTACCCAACTTAAGGGTTAGCACACGGAAGATTGACTTAACAATCTGTGCTCTAGTCATGTCTCTTGTTTCTTTTCCTGCCTCAGCATCCTCTACCTCTTTAGTAGTAGACAACATACCAAGAGAGTCTAACACAAACATCATAGGTTTGCGCTTATCCTCAGGTTGTGATAGATACTTGTCAAGAATCTTTAGTGATTGTGTGCGAAACTCCTGCACTGTAGTGACAGGCACAACAACCATACGATTGGCATCGATATTACGAGACTCAATCATTTCTTTTGATATTGCAGACTCAGACTCAAAGTAAATTACTCCTGCATCTTTATCCTTCTCGAGATAGTGTTTGACTATACTCAAGCAAAAGAATGTCTTACCAGTAGAAGACTCACCCGCAATAGCAGTAATCTTATTAGAAGGTATACCTCCATAGATTGACCCAGATACAAGTCCATTAAAAATGTAACTACCTGTGTCTACAAACGATGAGTTATCTACATCATCTGATACTACTGTTGCATATTCATTGCCAATTTCTTTGACAATATCTTTTAGAAAACTCATTTCCATCTAAGTGTTTTTAAATATTGTAGCACGTCATCCCTGACGTCCATAAGCTCTTGGTAACAATCTTGGTTACGAGCACATTGACGAAGTTTCTCGTCTGGTTTGTAGACTGATTCAGTAAATAAATCTACTCCACGATTCCATTTGTCTTTTGATTCCTCTAGCTCCATAGTGCCTCCAATGTGTTAGTTTTTTCTGCGTCCCATCCAAGAGTATCAAGTATTACTTGAAGTGGTTGGAGGAAACTCTTTGTGAATTGTAAGTCATAATCAATACTTCCATTCAAACCCAACTCAGGTGGTAATGTTTGGAAGAAAGATACTACATTCTCATTGATTTTATTGGGGGTGTTAAGCATGACATACTTTACCTTCTCACCTTCTTGAATGAGAGGATACTTGTGTGTCAACTTCTTCTTCTTGACCCAATAATTATACAGCAGAGCACCACGCACATGCATGGGGCATCCTTTACCATATATTGTAGCAGGGGATGAATTCTTTGCAATGTTATTACAACCACGAGGGAATGCTATTTCCTCAGGTGTCATTGATTCAAACTCCTTTCTAAATTTATCAATGTAATCCTGCACATCGGACTCATTTCCTGACATGATGACATTTAGTGCTTCTTTAATAGCACTTCTACATGGAGCAGGAGTCGATGACTTCACTGCTTCAATACCCATCATCTTTAGTTTAGGTTGCTCATATTGGACACCCTCACTATTCCATACGTTAAGAATATATCTTTTCTTAGCAGTCCAGATACCCTTGTTAGCGATATTCTCTCGCTTCATGACCATCTTCTGCTCGTATGCATTTACATAGGAGGACAACTCTTGGTAAGAACTCTCAATATACTTTTCAAATTCCACCTGACACACCTTGTCAAGGAACCGCACAATGCTCTCACCATCCTTCTTTCGCTCCTTGAATACAGCTTCAACCATAGGACCCAAGTTGAGGTAGATACTATCAGTATCACTAGCAATGACGTAATCATAATCATCTGTCTTTAATAGTTTATTAAGATAAGTATTCATCTTATTTTCTATCCATCGGATAGATACCTGACCAGACAATGTAATTGCCTCAGCATTGGCAAGATTATAATACCTAAAGTATTGGTTACCGATAGCACCATAGGCAGAGTTGAGTTGAATCTTCCTTGCCATCTGGATGTTATTAAACTTAGAGATATCTCTTCTTAGTTTATCGGTGGGGGACTTCTCATACTCCTGCTTGGAGGCAAGCATTCGTTTCTTGTAGATAGTCCTTTCATCATAGATTCTTTGCATAATCTCTGGTAGGAAACCATGAATGTCTCTACGATATTGTGCACCATTAGCACACACAGCATAGTCACCATCAATATCCACTTCTTGATTGAGTAGTTTATCTACGGTAACTGTAGGGTGACGCTCATCAACTAAGGTTTCTGGTGAGATGTTGTACTGCATGATGAGATGAGGATATAGAGAGTTAAGGTCAAAACTAACAACCCAATCGTACATACCTGGCTCAGGCTCTTTAACATACGCTCCTGCATACTTTTCATCTTTCTTAGTTGATTGACGAGGTGGGACGACAATGTTTCTTTTCTTCAAGTCATTATATATGAGGGTGTCCCACATACGGACTTGAGAATATACATCCTCGAAGTTTACTTTAGCATCGAATGCCATAGTAACTGCCAACTCGATGAGTTTCATCTTGTCTTCTAGTTTGTCAACCAGATTCACGTCATGGATGTTGTATTCCACGAAGCGTTGCCAGTCTGACGTATAGAAGTCTTTGAAGTTTTCATACTCACTGTGGTCAAGTTTCTTATCGTCCAATTCAACCATAGCAATATGGTCTAGACGATAGGACTCTTGGTTTGTGTAGGTAAACTTCCTATAGAGGTCAAGGTAATCGAGAATGGATACACCACAGATATCATATGCAATTTGTTTCCTACCTTGCACAATAAACTCTCTGTCAATAACCCTATTCCAAGGAGACAGAGACTTCTTCCACTTCTCACCTAGCACTCTCTCCATACGACGACAGATATATGGGATATCATACAGGTTGTTATTCCAACCAGTAATAATGTCAGGAGTATTATCAGACCACCACTTGTGGAAGTCTTGTAGCATCTCCTGCTCTGTCCAGAATACCCTATACTCTACACCTTCGGGAGGAGTAAACTCTCTTGTGCCCCAAGTAATAATCTTCTTAGTATTGAAGTCTTTAATTGTAAGGCATAACATTTCCTCAGCAGATGCTTGCACATCAGGGAAACCATTTTCACATGCGACCTCGATGTCAATCGTATAGATTTTCATCATGGACATATCATAATCAATATCAGAGGGAAACTTCTGATTGATATGTTGGTAGACAAAACGCTCATACCCATGCACTTCTAGTCCATCAGTATCTTCGTATTGTTTTAAGACCTCTCTTGCCTCACGTGCACCACTAAACTGTTTCTTGTAGGCACGACGTCCATCTAGAGTTTTAAACTTTGTAGGTTTAGATTGTGCTTTAGGCACAAAAAACAAAACAGGTGATGACCTATCACGATACTGCACACGTTGACCATGCTCGTATCCACGATAAAGGATATCATCACCGAGTAAAACTAGGTTAGTATAAAACTTACTCATTCACAAGTTTCTTATATTTTTTTACTATCACCTGTGTAGGGTCTAGGATGGACATGACATCAGTAGTGTTTAGAAACACATACCTCTGGTCAGTGTGGAGAGGATAAGGAAGTAACTCAGAGTCTCTATCGACTTGGAAACAATCTTCTAGCAAGATGCTAGGCTCCTCATCCATCTCCTGCACTTTCCCCAACAAGTAGGTCTGCGGGTGGTGTTTGAGAATAATCAATTTTAGCATCGTCTGTTTTTAGTTTCTTAAATTTCTCAAGGACTTCTTGGTATCCCTGCATTACTTTCTCATGTGGGTCAGAAATTGCTACCACAGATAATAGTGTAACAAGATTTCTTCCTTTAGTCAAGGGAGACCACGGAAAGAATTGTATTTGCATATCTTGTAGAGATTCAATAGGGTCTACATTTTCCTCTTGGAAATAGTCCTCAGGATTTTGCATGATTTGAATAGTAAATGCTCCTTCAAATTCATATGCTAGTGCCTTAGTTGACTCAGGACTCTCACGAATCTCTTTGATATCAGCGATTACGTCTTCCCCGCTTTGCATTCTTGCTATTTTTATAGCCATAATCGGTCTCCATTAGGTTGTCAAAAGTTGTTGTCGCCAAATCTTTAAATGCTTTTCTTGCAGATATGTTTTTCTCATCTGCAAGGATGTGGACATACTGCATAAAGACATCTGTCATGTCTGATGGGATGTCTACTGTTA